TTTGTCCAGCAGATTGTGCATTTGTTGTTGAACCTGAAGGTGTAGTAGATGTAGATGTTGTATTACTTGGGTTTTCTCCAGGTTGAATAGATTTGTTATCAAAATTTGGTAACATATTTACTTTGAAGAACTTGATGATATTGATAATATCATCTGCCTCTCTTTCGTTTCTAGCAACTAACTTCCATGAGAATGGATGACTTCTAAAACCTACTCCTTGGAAAATGAGTTCTTCGAATGGGTTGAATATTTTCCCTTGTGAAACGGCAGATAATGCACTACCATTTCCTTGGTACGCTACTCCAACTGTCTTAGACAGACCACTTAAACCAGTTGAGATTGTATTGAATAGTGCTTCTGGTGCTGCATCTGAAGCTGCTGCTTGAATTTCTGATACGATTTGTGTTCCTGAAGTACCTAATCCTTTAGTTGCGGCGACTCCAGCAACACCCATTGCAACTGGATTGTATGAAACACCATAACTTGCTGCCAGTTGTTGAGGCATGTAGAGGTATACAGTATCTAAAGGTTTAATTTTGTCTTCTATACCAGTAGCATTTACTGCCCCCAAGTTACTTAGAACTGCACCCTTATCATAATTAACTTGGATTGCTTGAATTTTTAGGAAGTCAATATACTCTGTTGGCATCGCAGATCCCTGACTCCATTCAGTACCTAACGCCATTAAACCAGCATCAGTCTCTCCAATTACTGGAGGTGTTGATGGGTAGTGATAAGTTTTGTACGTTGTTGCCATTTAGTTAGACCTTTAATTCGTTTTCCGTTAGTATAATGAATTTCCACATGTGATCATTACAAAATTCTTCTGCAGCTTTCCATTTTGCTTGGTTGACTGCGTAGGTCATCACTTCATTCAAATATTTCTTTGTCATTCTTTTTTGTGGGACTGGACCATTCACCTGATATTGTGGTTTCACTTCAACTAGATATTTACTAATCTTTCCTGAACGATCTTTAACTTTGATGTAAAAATCTGGGAAGTATCTATGAGTCTTATTATCAACAGGTGATATGTATGGAATGAATAATTCTTCACTGCCCCATTCCAAAACGACATTGTTATGGTCACAATATTTCATAAACTTAAGTTCCCACGAAGAACGAAAAATTATATTATTCGGATCTCCTTTATATTTTGATGGATTTTTTGGCGTATACACACCCTTTAGGATGTTCTTGTTATACGGCATAAATAATAATAAAAGCATAAAACTATTTATAGGGACACAATGGCAGATGTAGCTGTTACAGGTTTATCTGGTGCAAACAGTTTTCAAGGTTTCTTAAGCCTTGCTAGAAGGGAAGCACCATCGTACAACAACTTATATTGGGTTCGTTTTAGGACTAAACCTAAGGTGATGAATAGTAGTAGTTGGTTTAATGATTTTTTCAACGATGGAAATACTTCTGGACCTGGAACTGATAAGTCTAGATTACTTACCTACTATGCCACAGATGTTACAGTTCCCAGCAGGCAACTGACAACTGGTGAGATAAAAAGTGTCGGTACTATGTGGAGATATCCAACCTCTACAACTTTTAGTGAAATTAGTATTCAATTTATTATTCCACGTACATATAAAACAAGAACCTTCTTTGAGAGGTGGATGAATTACTCTGCAAATGATGCAAGTCAGAGAGTATCTTGGTATGATGACATCTGCACATCATACATTGACATCTTTAAGTATGAAAGAGGTGGATCAAATCCATACGATCAAAATGCTGAAATGTCATTGGTAAATCCATCACAAAGAAATTTCACTACAACTAAGTGGAATAAATGTGTAGGTGTGTGGACAATGAAGAATGCTTTTCCATTCAATATCAGCAATATGCAACTCCAATCTGGACCTGCAAATTATGCAACGATGGAAGTGTCATTTTATTTTGAGAGGTATAGATTCTATGTACCATCTAATGATGGTATTGAAGAAGTTGCAGTATCTTTAGGAACTAGAGGAGTTGCTGCATCTGCTGCTGCTCAACAAGCAAGTACTGCTGCAGGACCAGGACCACAGGGACTTACACAAACAATTCTTACAGATACTAGTGGAAGAAATCTCACTATTTAAACTGCACTAAATAATTTTACTGATAACTATATTAAGGAGTAATTATGCCTTTACCTAAATTAGTGGTTCCTGAATATGAATTGGAATTGCCATCGTCAAAAGAAATTGTTAAGTATCGTCCATTCCTTGTGAAGGAAGAAAAACTTCTTCTAACTGCTATGCAATTGGGTGAAGAGAAGGATATGATTAGTGCAGTTAAAACCATTATCAAAAATTGTACCAATCTAAAATCTAGAGTTGAAGAACTATCCACATTCGATATTGAATATGTATTCCTTAGAATTCGTTCTAAGTCTATTGGTGAAGTTTCTAAAGTCATGGTCACATGCCCAGATGATGAAGAAACTCAAGTGCAGGTAGAAATTGATCTTGAATCTGTTCATGTAAAGTTCCCAGAAAAGCATAGCAATAAGATTGAACTCACTGATAACATTGGAATTATCATGAAGTATCCTTCACTTGATACTTTTGTGAAATTGAATTTTAGTGGAGATGAAATCACAGTTGATAATATTTTCGATCTTTCTATTACTTGTATGAGTCAGATCTATGAAGGTGATGATGTTTCTGATGCCAAGACTTATACTAAGAAAGAACTAATGGAGTTCTTGGAAAGTATGAAGAGCGATCAGTTCCAGAAGTTGCAGGATTTCTTTGCTACTATGCCAAAATTAGAGCATGAAATTGAAGTTGAGAATCCCAAAACAGGTGTTACAAGCACTGTCAAACTGGAAGGACTTGGAAGTTTTTTCGAATAGCCCTATTACACTCTAGTTTAGAGAACCACTTGGAAACTAATTTTGCATTAATTCACTATCATAAGTGGTCTTACTCGGATCTAGAGAACATGGTACCTTGGGAGAAACAATTTTATGTTGATAAACTTCTCAGTCATCTTAAGGAAGAAGAGGAGAAATATAAGAAACAACAACAGCAATCACAAGGTAGGTCGAGTCTATAATGTTTTCAAGTACTATCAAACCATATAAGTTTGTAAATCCTAGTTTGATTACTTCTGGATCTCGTCAGGGTGCTGCAATCATTGCGGGTGGAAAGCAGATTACTGGAGGATCTATGTCCAGTATTAAGTCTGCCCGTAGTGTTCTTTTATCTGTGAATAGAATTGGGGCTTCAGTAGAATCTTTAGGTAAAGTACAAAAGCAAATACTCACTATCATTCAGACTGATAATCAGTATCTGGTGAGCAGTGGTCAATTTGCCAAGAGAAAAGAGCAATATAGAAAAGATCAACAATCGGAAGATAAGCAGGAAAGTCTTGGTAAAAAATCAAGCGTATCTACGAATGTTGAAAAGGAAGGGAAGAAAGAAGTATCAAAAAATTTAGGATGGTTGGAAGAATTCTTCAAACCATTTGAATCCATTGTTACATTTGCTGCTAGAGCACTTATAACTCAAGGGATATTGAAGTGGATTGCTGATCCTAAGAATGGTAAGAACATTCAGAGTTTTGTTAATAGTGCAGCAAAGATCTTCGGATTCATCTATAATGTTGCATATAAGTCAATAGATAATTTCCTCACTGGGGTATCATCTGTATTTGGAACTGGGGACAAGCAGGGGTTCGATAGATTCAAGCAAGTTCTCGGTGGTCTTGGGCAGATTCTGATTGGTATTGCTGGGTTTAAGGCTCTAGGGTATCTGCTAAATCCATTTTCCTTATTGGGAGATGTTCTTAATACCCTAGACTTACTTAAATCCGATGGCGGTGCGGATGTAGATACATCAGGTAAAACAAAACCAACATCAGGTAAAACAAAACCAACATCGGGTAAACCATCAGCAGGTGGTGCTGCAGGTAAAGCGGCCTCTAGATCCAGTGGGAAGTTTTTGGGTAAAGCAGTAGGAAAGATTTTCAGAAGAATTCCTATTATCGGTCCTCTGATTGACTTCGCTGTTAGGACTTTAATCTTCAAGGAACCTATTGCTAGATCTGCTGTAATTGCTATTGGATCTGGTATTGGTGCAGGTATTGGTGCTGCAGTTGGATCCGCAATCCTACCTGTTGCAGGTACAGCAGCGGGTGGTATTGTTGGTGGTATCATTGGAGATTGGTTGTCATCTAAACTTTATGATTGGATCGCTCCACCAGCACTCGCTGAAGGTGGATTAGTAACAAAACCAACTCAGGCATTGATTGGTGAGAAAGGACCAGAGGCAGTTATTCCTCTTGCAAAATTATCAACAGCAATGTCTGGTAATATTGCTGCAACACTTGTTTCATCAGTTAACTCATCATTTGAGAGAATGGGTTCTTCTGGTGAAATTGCAAAGCAATTACTATCGGGAGATATTAATAAAGCAAAGCAACTTTTCGGGTTGGGAAATGTTTCTGCTGCCGCTGGTGGAGATAGTTTGAGTAAGTCCGTAGTTAAGTCGAAGACTAACTTACAGAATAAACTTAAAGAGTCTGAAGACGTAGAACTCAAGTATATTGGTGAGAGAAACCCAACGTTTAATGTTGGTAAAACAAATAATACTATGGACAATCTAAGAGGTGCTCTTGCAAACGTCTTGGGTGTTTTTGCGCTGCTTACGACTAAAGATTTTTCTGCAGGTGGTGGAGGAGGTGCTTCAGCAGGTGGCGCTCCTTCTGGAGGAGTTTCTGGAGGTGCTACTGGTGATTGGGCTGCCCTTCTTGATCTTATTGCTGGAAAGGAATCTGGGGGTAATTATGAGGCGATGTATCCAAGTACCACTCTCAATGGTGCTACAAAGATGACTATCGCTGAGGTTGCTAGAAGAGCAACTGGTGC